TTATCTGTGTTCTACAATGCGTTCCCAGTACTCGACCAGTTTGCCGTCCACAGCGTCCTTGTCCTGCAAAAACGCTGCGGCCATGTCAGCGTAAAAGTTGGTGTTGTCCACGCTGTACATTTTTGCAACTTTGCCGTAGTCGCTGTACATCATGTTCATCGTAGCCCAAAAGTCGTTTTTATCGCAGGTTATGCCGCGCTGTTTCGCAACGTCCTGTGTCTGTTCCAGCGTCCAGTGACAGCCCTTGGTGCCGTCAGCATTTACCATGCTGTCGCACCATTCTTCCGCTTCATCGTGGGTGAGGTGTTGACGCGGCATCTTGATCGAGCGGCTGTCTGCACCGCCACGTTCGTACTGTCCAGACCGTTTATCCCAGTCGCCGTTCTGCGAGAAGCCGATTTGTGGCATTCTGCGCCCATACTCTACGTCAGGGTAGCGGGGGATAGGGTAAGGGTCGATGTAGCGGTTTTCCTCCTGCGGATAATAGGGATAGCGGTCGTTACCACCTTCCAGCTTGCGCAGACGGCGTTCCATCTCACGCTCCCTGCGGTCACGCTCTTCCTCAAGGCGGTCGCGCTCCGGCTCACGATTTTTGTCGTGGTCACGGAGCATCATCATGCGGCGAAAATTAGTCTTGCCCATAATCTACACCTCCTCAAGAAATGGATGCAGGCGCACCTGCGTGAGAGCGGCAGAAGCAGCCAAGATATTTGAACGTTCCGGTGCCGGTCGCAGACGTTGCAACGCGGGTAGCATAGCGGGTGCGAGTGTGGATGCTCTCAGCGGTTGCCTGAGCGCAGTTGCAGTCGGTCAGAGGGTATGCGGTCGTACCTGCGCCAATGGTGATGACCACAGGGGCGTTGATGGTGGTCGTGTCCGGTATGCTCTGGGCAACCACAATGCAATACTTCTCTCCGTTCTGGTATGCGCCAGCAGGGATGTTGATGGTCAGCGTATCGTTGGCGAACGTGACAGCCTGACTGATGACCAAGTGCGGGCAGAGTTTGCAGCTTGTTTTGCAAGCCATAATGTTTTCCTCCTAAAAAATCAGGGGCAGAGGTGTCTTACCCCTGCCCCGATGGTTCACCCGGTGTTATCGGGGAGTGTGTTGGTTAGCAGCAGCCGCAGCAGTTCACGCCCACGTTGGGGTTTGCCACCTGATAAGCGGGAATCGGACGAGGATTGACCCGGTTCAGGATGGTATCAGTCTGCTGGGACATCACGGTGGTCAGAAGCGCATTCTGACGATCCTGAGAAGCCGCGAACTTGAGGCTCTGGTTCTCAGCAGTCAGAGTGGCAATCTTATCCTGCGTGAAGTAGTCCATCATGCTGCGGAAGTTAGAGTTGCAGTTGTCGATAACTGCACGGGCGTTGTCTGCGATAGCCTGACGGGTAGCGCAGTCCTCCGTTGCGATGGTGTACTTCAGGTCGCCGATGAGCTGCTTGTTCTCGCAGCAGCAAGATGCAAGCTGCGTGGCAAGTGCGGTCTGACCGGCCTGCCGTGCGTTGCCCTCCTGCATGATGGCAAGGTTGATGGCGTTGTCACCGTTGGACACGCTGCGTTCCAGGCCGTTTACCAGCTGTGCGTTCTGGTAGCCAAGCTGACAGATGGCGCTGTTTACGCCTGCAAAGCCGTTCGCGATGTTGGTGTTGACGCCGTTCATCTGTGCCAGCTGGTCATAGCCCAGAGAGCAGATGCCGCTCTGGATTCCCGCCAGAGAGCGGGAGGTATCCTGCTGGTAGAAGCCCTCAGACAGTGCCGCGCGGGTGTCTGCACCGCCCTGACCAGTTGCGCCAGTGCCGACCAGATAGGGGATGTAGCTGTTCATGCCGTTGTCACCACCGTTGCGCCCGTTGCCGTAGTTGCCCCAGCCGAAAATGATGGCGAGGATGATAACAGCCCACAGACCTTCGTTGCCGAAGAATCCGCCGTTGTTATTGCCGCCGTCCTGCCCAGCCAGATAGCCAGTTGCAAAATCGTCCATAACAAAACTCCTTTCAGTTTTGCGTTATGCCATCCCACCGCCGTGTGCGATGGGCGAAGCCAAACAAAGCGGTTTTTGTCAAGTCCGCAAAACTGAGAAGCGTTTCGCTTAGAGGGATGCTTATTTTAGGATTGTTAAGTCAACTCGGAGGGTTGTCTTTTTTATCTTTCTGGTCGTCCCACGTTTTGCTGACAGCGCCAAAAATCAATCCGAGCATTAAAGGAATCCATATTTTGTCGTTTCCACACAGATTGTTGATGTCAAAATCTTTTTCGGAATGGCTATTTTCAAAATCATCCATTGTAAAGTCTCCTCACTTCGGAAGCGTCAAATTCAGGACGCTTGCCAGCTGGTTCAGGTCGATGCCACGCTCTTTGGCGAGGTTCTGCGCCATCGTCCTGAGTTGTGCTTCGTTTTTGCCCTGAATCAGGTTCAAGCCCTGCATGATGGGGGCGTTCTGCCCGCTCAACTGCTGAATAAGCCCCATCGGATTCTGTCCGGCGCGAGCCAGATTTGCAAGCTGCATGATAGGGCTGTGAGTGATCATATCAAACGGAGAGGGCATCTCTTATTCTCCTTTCTTTGCTGTGGTAGCGGGCTTAGAAAAGCTCTTCTGCCACTTTTCCAGTTCATCAAACCTGTGGACGAGGGCGGTATACTCTTCAATGGACACATACTGCTGTGTCGGTGCAGCGGTCTGCTGTGCCTGCTGTGCCTGCATCTGCCGCCACGCTTCCGGGCTGTAGAATTCTAACACGTCAGATTCACAAGTGTTTGGGTTCAGACGTTTGCAGTAGATGACCCCACTACGCAAATCCGGGCAATACGTCCATCTTCCGTACAGATCAGATGGAATCGCTAGAAATTCTTCCCTGCTGGAAACAGGTCTGCCAAGCAACCAACCGCCATCTTGTGCCAACTGCTGAACAGGCTGCTGCCCATTCATCGGCTGCGGACGCTGCGGCTGCGCCTGTTGCATCTGCGCACTCGGTAGGGGAGTGGCAAGCCCAACTGTTCCCATGCCGCCGTAAGGATTGACAGGCTGCTGCGGAACGTAGGGCGCCCCGGGTGTCGGATAATAGCTCATAAAACATCCCTCCTTGTGCTCTCAGTGTACCGCATCGGCAGAAAACGAAAGACAATGAACGCACAACGAAGGACAAAAAAGCGCCCACACTGCAAAAGGGCAGCGTGGGCAAAAAAATACGTTCAACAGGTATAATATTTTTGAAAAAAACTTGACTTTTACACCCAATGAGCGTATATTATAGACAGTAAAGGAAACCAAAATTGCACAACTTTGAAATGGAGCGAACAAAGATGGCAACTGCAAAAGAAATTGGAATCGGGATAAAGAATGCACGCCTTGCCGTTGGTATCACGCAAGCAGAGTTAGCTCGTAGACTTGGCGTTACACCTCAAGCCATCAGCCAATATGAACGAGGAGAAAAAAAGCCTAAAATTGAAACAATCAAAAAAATAGCAGATGCATTGGGTGTAAGTTGGTTTCACCTATCTCATCTTGATGATTTGGTTGCTACTTCTGAGGAAAGAGTTTTGGACAAAAAGGAAGTATACCAAAGTATAGCGGCTGATTATACTACCGCTGAATTTTTTGTTATGGCTTCTGAACCGGAAGCATCCCGTGTGGCGTTCCTCAACAACGTGACCATGACCGTCCCGGACGACGCTTCCGGCTGCATCGACCTAGACGCCGAAAAGGAGCGGCTGTCCGTCATCTGGGATCTGGCGCACCTGTCCATGCGGGAGCTAATCTCCCGCACCGGAATGTCGCAGACCGCTTTTGCAAAATGTGCGGGCATCCCGCTGCGCACGGTGCAAAACTGGTGTGCAGAAATCCGGGACTGCCCGGCATACGTCCGCTTTTTGCTGGCTGAGCACTATAAGCTGCTGTAAAATCAAAAGCGCTCACGCAATGTTATGACGTGTGAGCGCTAAATTTTTAGTTATTATTTTGTGTGCGCCTGCAAAAATTCTTCGACTGCCTGCTTTAATACGGAATTTGGAGTTGTCCCAGCCTCTGCGCACGCTGCCTTAAACTTTTCCGCGTAGTCCTTTTTTACGCGGCAGGCCAAGCTTGTCATATTTTCTTTGTCCCATTTGGCATTGGATGCCTTTTTCTTTTCAGAAATCATAAAAACACCTCCCGTTTCATTTGCCTTAGTATAGCAAAAAACAGCACTGTTTACAATGCCAAATATGCACAATATGGCACTATAAACATTGTCGAAAATGCCAATTTACACGCACTGTAAACAGTGCTATACTATAATCACAGCAAGGGAAACAAAACAATGGAGGAAATAAGAATGGAAACGATGGACTTTCTGAAGGGCGCACTTTTGGTTTGCAAAAAAATGTTTGGTGATGAGTTCGAGAACCTTTCCAATGAAGAAAAGCGGGCAGTCGTTATGAAGGTGCTGAAAGACACCTTAAATCAAAACCCGATCCTCATGCAAGCAATGGGCGAAGCAATGCAAAAAGAGTTTTGCGCATAAACAACGAAACCCCCGATGTCCACAGTGGACACCGGGGGTTTGCTTTACTCGAAAAATTTTTCAATACTTTTCAGCCGGTAGGCTACCGCCGTCCGGCTGTAATGCGTCTGTGCTGCAATGTCCGGCAACGGGAGCCGCTCAACGTACCGCAGTAAGGCTATCTTACGGTCAACCCTCCCAAGCGGTGCGCTTTTGATGGCGGCGGTCATCTGCTGTCGGTCAAGTCCTTGCAGCGCAGCGGGCAGCACTACGCGAGCCGCCGCCACAGGCAGCACCGAGCCAAAAAGGCTGCGGCAGCTGTCCGGCGTTGCGTACCATTACGGGGTCGTTACCGAGACGGTATGTTTTCGTAAGGTCACGAAATTGTTCTTGTGCGGCGAACATCTCGGTGATGTCACCGAAATGTCGGTATGTAGTGCTTGCCATGATGTACTCCTTTCATCGAGAAATAAGCGGGATAGCCCAGAATGGAAAGAAAATGCACCAGTATAAAAACCTGGTTTTGAGGGGAACCGCAAGATTTTCTTTTCCAATAGATTTGCAATCGCTTTTCCATATAAAAAAGAAGGGCGTAAATAGCAAAAGCTGTGCAAAAATAGAAATAAATTCTGCAACCAAAAAGTTTTTTATTTCCACGGTGCGTTCCTTACTGCTTTTGCAGGGCTGCTCTTGCGCGGTCAAAGAAAAACTGAATGACCTTGCTCATGGTCTCTTCCGTGATTGCCCAGCTGACCAACTTGCCCCACCGGCTGTTGTTCAGATAGTGGCGCAGCATCTTGACGCACCACGCCTTGCGCTCTGCGCCGCGCTTGGTGCCCTGAATCTCACGCTCTGCTTGGTCGATGAGGTCAAGCACCAGCGTCCTGACCGCTGCGCCGTAGCCCAGACGGATAAGCCCCAGCACAAGCGACACAGTGCCCACAACAATGAGCACCAGCGCCAGCCACGCGGGCAGCGGGGTGAGAATAGTGTGAAGAATGGTTTCCATGTGTTACTCTCCTCTCTCTTTTTCGAGATCTTCGATGCGGTGGTTTGCCACCTTGATTTGTTCTTCCAGCACTGGCACGCGCTGGGCAAAGTTGTTGTGCGCCCGGACTTCGCGGGTCAGCTCTTCCAGCTTAGTTTCGGTAACAGCCTGCTGCTTGTCCAGCTTGGCGTCCATGCTCTGTGCGGTGCGGTTGTTGGAGACGATCGCGCCGATCAGGCTCAGACCGCCGGTGATGATCGCCACGATGATTGCTTCACTCATGCGCCCTCCCGAAGACGGGTCAGACCCTTCTTAGCGATGATTTTAGCATGGTCTTTGTAGGGCACAGACAAGTCCACGCCGGAAATCTTGCCCGGTATCGCGTCCACAACGCCAGGAATCTTTCCCTTTCTGGTGTACTGCCACAGCCCGAAGTTCCATTCCGGCGCAGGCTTCTTGCTGCGGTATGCAGCCACCCACACGTCATACTTGCGCAGTGCAGCACCGCCCATGTACAGCTGGGTCTTCCCAAAATTGAGCCCGGTGTATAGCATGGCGTAAAAGCCCCAGCGCTCTACCGTGCCCAGCGCATGGGCTGCTATGTCCGTCAAGGTCTGCTTGTCGAGCGGTGCTTGCACATATTTGTCCTCGATGTCCACCGCAACAGGCAGCTGCACTGTCTTGCCGGTCAGCACCTTGCGCAGCAGGGCAAGCTCTGCGTCAGCTTCCGCCGTGTTGACCGCCTTGCAGTAGTAGTACACGCCACAGGGAATACCCAGTCTCTGGCACTCGCGGTAATTGCGCTCAAAGGTTGGGTCGATGTACGGCTTGCTGGGCTTGTCCTCTGCGCTGTTGCCAAGAGCCCGCAGCATCACGCCGGAGACAAGGCCGCTTGCCTTGACTTTGTCCCAGTCGATGCTGCCCTGCCAGCGGGAAACGTCCATGATAGGGAGCATGATATCAGTCCTTTCTTTTTATGTCGGTGAATAGTCAAATAAAGCTTCCTTTAGTTAATTGTAAAAACAGTCTATTACACCGTATTTATTCGAGTCTATATAATCCATAGTGTAAAATAAAGATTTATACAATTCTAAATTATTTTGTACACTTGTGCCAATTTTTACACCGTCACAATTATCATAGAATAACTGTAAATTTTCTTTTGTTATCGCGGTATTAGAACACGTTATAATTATCTCATTTTTACCGTCTACATAATTTTTAGCTTTTACAAGTTGCTCTGCTGTAAACCATTCGTTCGGATAATAAAATGCTATTTTTGCCTTTGGATTAAATTCTAATATTTTCCTAGTCCATTGCTCACGAGACACAGCGGAAGAAAACAAAACCGCGTCTTGCATACGGTACTTGCGTATAATAGGAAACAGATATTGTGAATTTTCTTCTATTGTCGCATCAATTAATTTATCAATTAAAAGATAAACACCATATTTTTTACAAATTTTCATACATTCTTCAAGAGTGCAAATATCTGTAAATACTTTTTTTAACTCTTCATATGTTTTTTCTTTTATCACATAAGTAATACCATTGTCGACAATGGAAGCGTTGTGGGATAATACAAAAATGTTATCTTTTGTTAGCCTTGCGTCTGTTTCTATGCAGTTAAATTTTCCGCTTTCACAAGCATCAATAAATGCTTGCCGTGTATTTTCTTTTGAACCATAACCAATATAGCCTTGATGCGCTGTTGAATAAAATTTTTGCCCTATAAATTGCGCTTGACTTAGTATTCTTTTTGTACTTTCAAATATACTGTTTTTAAAATATTCAAACTCAAACTTATACCCAGTATTTTTTTGGTTTCGCACACTTAGTAATATTTTTGTGACACCATTTGAAACTTTATGATAAAATAAATTAGGCGCATTAAAATCACCTGATATTACGATTCTATTTTTTAAAGCACCATCATAAAGCACTTCTAAACACGCAGCATTTTCATTGAAAGAGCCGGCGAATGCAATTTTTTCACCATCTTTTACGCTTATTTCTACAGCATTGTAACTATCCGAATCTAATAATACTCCGGTAACACTCCATCCACTATTTAAGGTCACTTTATAATCATCTGATTTTTTATAATAACCTGCATTATTAAAAACTTCATCCTTAAAAGATGTATAAGACTCATTATTTTTTTCTATTTCAAGTCTACCGATAGAATCATAAGCGTTGCACTGTATAAATTTCGCTTCATCAATTTCGGTTAAAAGTCCACAAAATCTAACGTATGCACCATCTTGATTGTAAAGCTCATTTGTATCATCAATATTTTTAATATATATTTTAGCTGTGTTATATACACACATTCTATGATATACATTAATTAATGGTGAATTTTTCTTATATTTTAATGCTCTTTCAATGGGTATATAATCCGATGTAAAATATTTTTCGGCATCTACGGTAGTTCCATTTACGGCTAGCCTAACCGCTATAACTGCGCTCTGCTTAACGAACAGATTTTTGTTTCCTAAATCTTCCTTCACCTGCCCAACCGCTTCTCCCACCTTTGCCGCATCCGCCGCCTTGCCGGAGATGGAGAGGGTGGGGTCGATGATTTTTTTGAGCTCCTCTACCGCCTGAATTGCCTGCGTCCAGTCCGCATTAGAAACCTGCGTGATATAAAAAAAGCTTTGGATCTCTGCGGTGCTGTCATAGCGGTCGTTTTTGCAGTCGCACTCGATAGGCCAGCTCTTGAGCATATAGCCTTTTCCGGTCGTCACGCAGAGCACGATGCTCACATGGCCCGGCACCTGCAGCGCCTGACGTGCGATCTCGCAGGTGACAACGTTGCCGGACACAACACAAGCTGCCCGCTTGCCTGCACCGTCGTTGATGGTATCGTACCAGCCCTGATTCTGGGGGCCGAAGCCACGGTACATGATGCTGTAGCTCGCCCCTGCAGGTGCAGTATACGCCTTGCCGTTTTCGTACAGCGTCGCCTGAAAAAACCGGCTCTGGCTGTCGTTTTCCACCGCGCTGATGTGCTGCGTCAGACCGGGATTATCAAAGTCAATCCTGATTTTCTGCATTTGCTTCCTCGCTTTCCTCCGGCAGCGGGTCAAAAATCAAATTTTGCCCGTCCCAGATATAGTCGTTGCCGCCGTTGCTGTTGGCCGGAAAATCCTCAAAAAGCAGCTGATCTGGCGGCAGCTCTTTAGGAATGACGCTTTTCAGCGTCCAGCCACCGTTTTTTATGCGCCCGTCCGGGCACACGGTGCACTGGTATAAGTAACCATCTTTTTTCACAATAGCCACCTCCTTACAAAAAACCAAAAAGCTCTTGTGGTACGCATACAGCGTTGTTAGTTGCCCATCCATCAGATGTTGGCGTCTCCAGATCCAGATTAGTCCAAACAATACCGGTGACCGGGCTGTATCGAGAGGTGCGCTCTTTTCCGGGCCCGAACACGATTTTATCTTGATAAACCGTTATGTTTCGAAAATGTGGGGTGTTCCACGCATACATAAGCGTGTAAGTCTTTCCGTTCACCGGTATTATGCTGGATACTCTGCCGCCGCTTCCTCCACCGGCAAACCATGTTGCGCCCTTTGTGCTTTCGTAAGTTATAAGGATAGCGGAATAACCGGTAAGGTCCACATAATAGGTTTGTTCCTCAAAGCTTTTGAGCGGTTCACCGGTTTCTTCGTTTTGCCAGCTGTGGATAACCAGTTTGTTTTTTACGCCATTAAATTCCAGTCCTTTTTCATTTATCGTGTAGTTAAAGCTTCCTGGCCCGAACTGGATGCCGCCATCGTCAGTTTCTCCAATGTAATCTGTTGCCACGCGGCTTGCGTCAACAGCGCGGTCATTCGTGGTGCTCATGCGGTTGCGGTCTTTCACGGTGGTTCTTGCAAGCTTTTCGCTTGCCTTGCCTACATAGATCGAGGCGTACCGGTCGTGCACCACGTCATAATCCGTTTTTGTCACTCTTGCCAGCGCATTCACGCCAAGGCGCAGGTAACGCACCTCTACTGTATCGCCGCGCAGGATGATCTTGTTCTTCTGGTCTTTGTACTCTACCGTTTTTTCCAGCTGCACATAGCTTACGGTCAGGCTTGGCTCTATTTTGCCGATCTGGTTTTTGGACAAAAAATCAGTAGTAGCCTTTCGCATACTGGCATCCGAAGGCGCTTTCTGGAAGTAGCTGCTCAAGTTCAGCGGGTAAATTTTCTGGTATCCCTCGATTTCAGACGCCTTTATGGGGTCCAGCGCGTAAAACTTGCCCTTCTGCGCGTTTGCCCAGTACGGATAGACGTGGGTGTACACGTTGTCGATGTTCTTTTCCTGCGTGGCGTCCACCAGATTCAGACCGTATGCAATGACTGCGCCCCGGTTTACCTCTTCTTTAAGCCGCAGCGTGCACTTTAAGCCGTCAAACTCCCAGTAGCCAAGGTAGGTGTCTGCAATGCTGCTGCCGTTGTTAGAAAGCATCGCAGCGCGCAAAGTTATGGGTTTTGTAACAGAAAACGCGGTCTCGTTGTCGTAATCTGCAGAGATCTCAAACTTGCAATCTCCCACGATGTTTGCATTCAGCTTCTGGATCGTTTCTTTAAGCGTTTTTGCCGAGAATGGCTTTACAATGCAGTTGCCAAGGTCATACGAGATATGGTGCGCCGAAACCTGAAACCGTCCATTCATCGGGCGGCTGATGCGATAGATGCGGAACAGCTGCCGGTTTTCGTAGCTGGAAGGCCGTGCGCTGATGATACGCCGCTCCAAAAGATCCTCCGCATGGATGCCGGTTACCGGGTACTGTAAGGTCAGGTCGTACGTTCCGTTTTCCTCGCAGCTGACAGTGCACTCCAGCACATCCGAAAGTGTTCCAAAGCCGTAGTTTTCCGCCGAAAGCACATTTTCATCGTGTAAAACAGGTTTCATAATGTCCACCACCTTGGCATGATCTTCACGGTCTGGATACCGCCGCTCCACTGGATAAGGTTTTCACCCGCTGCCAGCTCCGGCCAGATGCCGCCGGTCACCGGGTTTGCATTGGTGCCGTCCTCCAGCCATGCGTTCCACGTTTCTGCATCGCAGCACACGGTTTTATCGGCGGGCGGCTTCATGCCGAACGCTTTTCCGTTTATCAGCAGTTCGCCCTCTTGTCCGTTTCCCGTCACTTCAAAATAGGGGAGTGCCACCTGATCCAGCGGGTTCAGCAGCACCTGACCGTTCGTCATGTCCTGCAGCTCCTGCCCGGAGCGTAGGAAGTGCCGCGGATCACAGTCAAACTCCACCGTAAACCGGCCGTATTTGTCCAGAATATTGCTTGTATCGCCCATTTTTGCAATGGCAAGGTAAAAATACTCCGGGTCGTATCCGTCCGAGAGGGGATACGCACCCGGTGTACCGCAAAGCCACGCCTTGATGCTGCGCAGCTGCTCCGGGGTAGGGTTCCTGCCGTGGAAATACAGCTGATACGACACCGTAATGTTCTCGTACTGCCCCTGATCCCCGTGCAGCTTGCCGTTTCGGCCTGCAACCTCGTACTCTTCGTACTTGCGGTTCGGGGTCGGGATGCTGGGCTTGTGCTCGATATGGCAGCAGTACTCAGTGCTGCGGTGTCCATTGAAATACAGGTACTTCTCCACTGGCTGCTGCCTCCTCGTTGATCATCTGTGTAAGTCGTGTAACGGTGTATTGGGCAAAGCGTTCCTCATCCATGCCCTCAGACGGGTACACATTGACGTTGATACCGCCCATGCTCACCGTGCGGGAGTTGGTAGCCACCTGCGCAAAGCCGTTTGCGCTGCCCACATCGTATTGCAACTGCATTTTCAGCTTTCCGCCAAGGTCTGCGGCAGCCTCCTGCAGTAAGTAAGCGTTGTCGCGGATGCCGTCCGCCATGCCTTGGATCATATCAGGCATCCAGCTTTCATATTCGTGCAACGGCCCTTTATCCGGGCAGGAGAAGCCTAAAAAGCTTTTAACCAAGTTTCCAATCCACGAAACAGCCTTTACTATGATTCCACCACTTCCGCTAATGCCATTTGCAAGTCCTTTAACCAGATCTGCGCCCCAGCTGCCCGCTTCTGTGCTGATGGATGTGCCAAGTAGATTCCCGGCAACACCAATAATTGCACCCGCAATTCCGCCCGCAACGTTTTGCGTGATTTGCGTGCCGGTCGCGAACCCCTTTACACCTCCAACAAGCAAGCCTACGACATCAATGTTGTCCCAGAAGCTATCACTTGCGCGGTAGCCCTTCGACAGATCACTGAACCACTGCCCCAGAGGGCTTTTTGTCAGGTTGCTTGCAACCTTTTCCAGCCCGCCCAGCTTAGTATCCAGATCCAGCACAAACTTAGAGAAGCCGCCCAGAACGCCCTCGGTGTACTTAATGTTCGTTGCTGTGGCGGTGAGAATTTTTGTTGTGCCCTGTGAATAGCCATCAATAAATTTTGTGACTGCTTGAACAGCATATTCTTGACCGTCGATTATAACTTTATAGCTGTCGGTTATGGTTTCAGCTGTTCCGGTTACAACCTCTTCCATCTGACCACTTGTTTCGTTCAGAACTTTTTGAGTGGTCTGCGTGCCCTCTCTTGCGCGTTCAATATTGCCGATAGCGTCTTCAATTCCAGCTTCTTGCGCGGTCAGACTTTCGCTTGTTTTTGTGGTTGTAGTATTTTTGAGATTGCTTAATACATTCTCAGCGCCAACTTTCAAACTGGAAGAAATCTCATTTCCGGCTTCGTCCAAAACACGGATACGCTCGTAGCTTGTTTCTACGCCGTCCACCATCTCTTTCCAGCTCTCGGTTACGGTCTGCTGGGTTTCGGTTGTCGTTCCTTTAAGCTTGTTCGTTGTACTATCGTACACGTCATAAGTTTTCTTTACCGTGTCGATGGTCTTTTTTACGGCACCAACTGTATTTTCATTTCCTTTTACAAGCTCAACGTTTGTATCGTTTACGGTATTGACTAATTTCTTTAAGTCTTTCTTTACGGTTGAGCTTCCGCTTGAATTGCCGCCACCTCCACCGCCGCCGCTAGAATTATCGTAAGTAGGGACAATATATTTCGATGCTTGTGCCTGCCGAACGCGCTCTGCGTGTTTTCTTCCGCGTGCTTCTCTCGCTTGTCGCCGAGCTTCTTCAGTTTGACTTGATTTTTTTCTCTGGTCTTTTTGGTAATCCTCGTAGCTGTTGTATCCGGCGTAAGCATCTTTGTCAAGGCCTTTGTTCAGCGCATAACTGGCACGATCCAAAAAATTGATCGCGGCAGTTGTAGCATTCTCAAACCCGGTTTTAAGTTCCGAAACGATTGGGATGTTAGAAGCAATCGCATCTGCCAGACCAAGCCATCCACCCGTGTCATACGCTTCTGACGCGGCAACAGTAAGGTCATTCATCTGCCCGATTACGGTCTTTACTCCGTCTGTCAGGTCATCTGTCATAAGCCCGGCAAGCTGTGTGGCGTTATCTTTTAGCGTGCTCCACTGACCGTTCAGCGTCTCGCTTTGGGTGCTCATGGAGTTGAAATAGCGGCCGCCTTCGTCAGCCGCCGAAATAAGTGCATTAGACAGCAAATCATAAGTGACCGTCATATTTTGCACTTCTTCGGCAGTTTTTCCGGTGTAGTCCGCAAGAATGCCGTAAACATCTATGCCGGCGTAGGCAAACTGCTTGATATCCGCGCTGGTCGCCTTGCCCGCATTCTGGATCTGCTGCAAGTTTTGTGCCATGCGGCTCAACTCTTCATTGCCGCCGCCGGTAGCAGAAACTGCATCACCCAATGCAAGAATGGTTCTGCGGGAACTTTCGGCATCTATGCCGGTAGAAATAAGCAACTCGTTTGCTTTTACCAGACCGGCAGTATCAAACGGTGTTTTGGCAGCGTCCTGTTTGATCTCATCCAAAAGAGCAACGGCTTCCGCTTCGCTGCCCAGCATATTGGTCAGTGCTGTCTGATACTGTTCTAGCTGCGCATTGTATTGTACACCGGTCGACACGACCTGCTTTCCAGCTTCAATGATTTTCCCCGAAACTGTGCTGAACAGATTCGCCGCAATGCTTCCCTTTGTGACTGCCGATTGCAGCCCGTCAAACATACCGCTACCGGTATCTGCGCTTGCAAGGCCTTCTAAGCTTCCTTTTGCGTCATCTGCTTTAGACGCAAACTCTCCAAGACCGTTTTCTGCATCATGTAAGCGGCCTTTCAAGTTGAGAAGTTCTGCGTTGGTGTTGTAAATTGACGTCCGAAGCTTTGACGCTTCTGTGCTTGATTCGCCATATTTAAGAACAGCTTTTTGCAGAACTAAATTTTGTGCAGAAATAGCTTCTGTTTTCGCGGCGATCTGCTTGCGCAGCACCGCCGCCACCGAGGATGCGCGCTGTTCTGCGGAGGTGTTCTCGTCCATAGATGCCGTGGTAGACTTCAGCTCAGCGGCATACTCTTTCTGCCGGGCAATGATGTTTTGCATCTGCTGTCGGTATTCTTTTTCGCCTTCAACGCTTATTTTGGGGCCAATGTCCGTTTTTGCCATGCGTTCTCACCTCCTTACCGTATTTTTTCCAGATCGTCCACGCTGGCGTAGAGCTTCTGGTTTGCGCCGTTTTCTATCTGCATACACGCCATATAATCCAACATACGGCCCACCGGGCACGAATGCACCTGATGCTCATTCATGCCCAGTTTGCGGCCGTAAAACAGAAACCACGTTCTATTAAGCTGTATCACATGGCGCTTTCCGCGTTTTTTGCGCTGTTGTCCGGTTCAGTCTCCACCTCGCGGCCGGAGCCGCGCGCAATTGTGGTAACGCAGTCGTTCCACAGTGCGCGGCACTCTGCCCACGTCATGCTCTTTTCCAGCTCCGCAGCAGCAGGGAAGTCCAGCAGGCTCTGCGCCATGTCCTGAAATTCCTTGTCGTTGGATTCTGCCGCCATCTCCCGCACATAGTCCCGGCCTGCATCCGCAAGCACAGGCGCAATGGTCAGTGCCGCCTTTGCAAGGTCGGCAACGCGGCCGGTTTTTGTGGCTTCCTTGGCAACGCCAAAAACATTGTCCACCGAGCCGTAAGCGCTTTCCAGCACGGAAAGTGCCTTGATGGTCATGCACATGGGGTACTCATCATCCTTGACGTGCGCGAATACGATGTACTTGTCCTCGATCATGCTGCACCTCCCAGTGCCTTCTTGATAAACGCAACTGCCGCTGCCTCGGTGTCAAACTCCTTCTTGGGGATGATCTTCCACCGGTTCATAGCGCTGTCATCGCGCATGATGCTGAAGTCCAGATCCTGGGTCTGCCAATCGATCTGCTCACCCTGCGTCTCGGCATCGTCCTTGGGTACCTTAAAGCGGATCTTGCACAGGACGATTGCCTTCCACATGCTCTTGCCGTCCTTCTGCACCTTCTTGACTGCGCCCAGCCCCAGATAAGGCGGCTCCATAGATGCGCCGTACTCGTAGGTCTCCACCGCGGTGCCCTCGTCCGGCGTTACGGAATTGCCGGTTTTCAGACCCATGATAAAGGCCTCTTCCTCTGCGGTCAGGCCGTCCACGGTGCAGGTGCCGCTGCCATCGGTGAAGGCAGAGCCGGTCTCGGTTTCTGCCAGCCGGTCATCGGCGTAAAACTTGTTGTCATCACTGGTGGAAATATCGGTGCTCATGCTCACCGAGCGCCCCAGCTTGCGCACGCCGCTGTAAGTCACGGTGCCGCCATCGGAAGCGTAAGTAGCAATATGCACATTGGAAAAACCAGTAGTTACCATGTGTTTTCTCCTTTCATACAAAAAAGCAGGGTGTCCACTGTGGACACCCTGCGCAGGTTATTTGTCGATCGTTTCTTTTATCTTTTTTTCAACAGCCTGCCCCATGGCGGCTTCCGTTTCTTTTCGTCCTTTTCGGACGGAAGGAGCAACAAACGGAGTTGCCACCCACACGCTTGTTCCGCCTTCTACGCAGCGGGCAATCAGCGCATTCGGCTGTCCTTTCGGATGCCCTTTGGTCTGGATGCTGTTGTATCCGTTGAAGCCGAGCTTTGTGTTCCACGCATAGTTTTCATGGCTGAATTTTGCAATGCCGAACCCTTTTTTCAGGTCATCAGCCTGCTGCTGGCTTAATCCGTTCATGGGCGGTCCATTGGGGTGGGCATAATACTGCTCCTGCCCGGACGGCAGGCTGTGAATCGGAATCGTGTCAACGGCAGCTTTGATTTTGTCACCCATGACTTTTGCACCGGCATAAACGCCAGCTTTGCATACATCATCGGTGCTTTGGTTCAGCTTCTGAAGCTCTTTCATGTAAGCATCCAGCCCTTTTGCTTCGATCCTAGCCACAGCCGAACACCTCCCACCGCCAGCGGTAATGCCAGATTTTTGTATCAGCTTCATACATGGGCTGAAGTCTTCCCCATGTGATGTGCTCGGAAACGTCAAACGCTTTTTCCAGCGCTTCACACCACGGGTCAAACTCCGTCGAAGTAAACAAGTCTGTCGTGCCGATCATGGCACGTTCGATGTGTTTTCCGTCCGCAATGAGGTCATCCGGTGCTTCTTCCTGCCAGACAAAATATCGCTTGGACTTTATCCGCCCGCCGTGGCTTACATGGTCGGTAACAGTTGTGTGGGCAGCAATGATGCACTCATACCACGTCATCCCCGGTGCCCTCCTGTAAGCTGTTGTCATAGTCATGCTCCACGGCACGCAGCGCCAGATCCAGCGCAGGGGGCCAGCTTCGGACGGCCTGTACCGTGTCGATGCGGTAGTGCCTGCCGTCCTCGGTCTGGGCTTCGTCCTGGCTGGAAATAGCGATGCTCTGCGGTGCCGGCACGCGGATCACCCGGACGATCTCCGCCTGATTCTGGCGGCTCAAATAAAGCCGGTTGATGCCAAGGCGCTGCTCCTCGTACCGCAGAGTGCACTTTGCCGTGCACTCCACAACAGGGGAGTGCCCGACCGGTGCGGCGTCCCGGGTGGAAAATATCTGCACGACCCCGCTGTTGAAGGTCTGGCTGACCTCCGTGTCAGGGCGGGTCGGGCTTTTTCGCGTTCTCTGCAAAATCATTCACCAGCCTTTCGTTTCTCGCCGCAAGCAGCAGGTGCAGATAATTGTGCTCGAAAATATCCGCTGCGCCGTCGCGGGTGTAGCGCACATAGTCCATCAGCAGCGCACGGGCAAGCCCGGGCTGCGTGTAGTCCTGCGCCGTGCCGATCTTGCTATCCAGATAGAGCATACCAGCCACTGTGATGTCCCAGATTTTTTTATCCAGTGCATCATCCGACCATGTGATATCAAGATAGTTTTTGATATCCGGCAGCAGCGTTCCCCGCTGCTCGTCCCACTTGCTGGTCATGATCAGGACTTGGTGACCGTGACGGTGTAGGTCTTGGTGGTGGTGCCATCCTCAGCGGTCACGGTAATGGTTACGGTGTTAGAGCCTTCCGCCCACGTTGCCGGTTTACCGTTGTCGATCTCGACGCTGCCGACCTTGACCTTGATCTTTGCAGAGGCAGATGCCGGAGTTGCAAGGATGGTATTGGTCGATGCAGTGGTGGCGGCAGTGTAGCTCACAGTGCCAGCCGCAAAATCAGGCGACAAAGTCAGACTGCCAATCTTCAGGGCGGTCAGCGTTGCATCGTCGGAAGCAGTCGGCTCAGGAACGGTGGTCACACGGTAGGAGATGGGACGCAGGCCGGAAACATCCAGATGCAGGAAGGCATTGTTGTCCAGCGGCAAACCGTTTGCGTACAGCTTGGCCTTGTACACGCGCTGATCTTCGAGGAAACGCACGCTGTCGTCATACTCAATGCGGCCATCCTTACCCATGCCGACCGCCGCGAAATACTGGCGACCCATGCCAAACACAGCCTCGCCACGGGAAAGTGCAGCGGTCTGGATCACAGTGATGGGGTAGGGAAGCACGTCGTTGCGGTAGGTGCCATCCGGCGCACGGACGGTCGTGGCAGGCATGACCAGCTGAAAATAATCCTGCGGGTTGACCAGCAGGATCAGATCGTTGGTCTTGCGGTTTTTGCCGTTGGCGGTCACGACCACCAGCGAAATCAGATTGCCGAGAGTTTTCGGCTCAAAGTCCGTCACCTTGATCTTTGCCTTTTCGGGGTACTTGCCGCCGACCACAGCAACATTTGTGCCGACATCGCGGATCATGCCGATGGGCTTTTTGTCACCATCGCCCACCACAATGCCAACTTCCAAACCGTTGGCAATGGCTTCATACAGCAGTGCGCGGACATAGGCGTCCAGCCAAGCCGGGCCCAGATCGAGCATAGCATTGCATACCGGAATGAAGGCAGACAGTTTGAACAGGCCTGCATCGATCTCCTTGAAGCCGGAAGTCAGCTCTTTCACAATGGAATCGCACAGGTCTCCCCAAGCAGCCTCCTGATAGCCGTCAGTATTGACCATCATGCGAATAGCGCCGCCGGTCGTAGTAAACTGCAAGTGGCTCAGCAGCGGGTGCTCCGAGCGCAGATCATCCAGAACGCTGGAAATGATGGTTTCGGGCATGACGACATCCAGATTTTCCAGTGCCTGCTTGGGGTTGGCCGAGCGGGCTGCCTTTGCAAAAGCCTGATAGTAGTTTGATTCCTCGGTCGTCAGCTGGCGCACGCCCCGTGCCTGCAGAACGCTCTGATCAAACGAATGGCGCATATCTTCGTTTTCGCTCTGGACGCTGTTGTAGATCTCCTCGCCAATCGCAGTCATGAACTGTTCAAACGCATCGGTAAACTTGTCCGGATCGTTTTCCTTGATTGCCTGCTGGAACGTTTCCCGCAGAGAAGTGATTTTCTGGCTCTTCTTCCAAAAGTCTTTTAGGTTCATAAGTTTTCTCCTTTTCTTGTATTAAGAAAGCCGCGCCTGTTTGAGGCGCGGCTTTGCGGCTGATTTTAAATTTTAGAGAACAGTTCAAAAAGTGTGGGCTTTTTTTCTTCTGGCTTTTTAGCAGGCGGTGCCGGGACGGCCAGCATCTGGCGAACAATTAAGCTGCGGACGCTTTGCAGTGCCGCTTTGCTGTTGCTCTGTTTCTGGATGCTGGTAGCAAGACCCATTTCAAGCACCGCTTCCGGCGCATACCACGTTTTGCTGTTGATGAGGTCGCGCGCTGCCTGCTCCTTCATGCCTGCTGCAGTAAAAGCGCCCAGACCGATTTCAGTAAGCTTGTCCAGTTCATCGGCAGCTTCTCGCAGGTCTTCCGCATATCCATACTGCCCGCCAATCACAGGATGAAAATAAAACGCGCTGACATTGTTGGCCACACGTTCATCACCGGCCAGAAACGGATAGATTGCAGCACTTGCCACAAAGCCGTCGGCGTAGGTTTTGACGTGAGCATTTTTGTTTCGGATTGCATTGTAAATAGCAAATCCCTCCGAAACCTCTCCGCCATAGCTGTCAACGTGAATGTTGATCTCGGCCAGATTTTCGGACTGTTCCAACTGACGAGCAAGACGGAACGCGCTGGTGTCGCTTTCTACATGCGGAAACGACGTGATGTCACCAAAAATGTAGATGTCAGCCTGTTCGCCTGCCTGTTGGAAATCAAAATACGGTTTAGGCATTTTACCCCTCCTTTTTTTGTGAGGAAATTTCTTGTGCTACTTCCTCAATGGGTGCAATATTTTTGGTCAGCCAGTGTTTATTGGCCCAGTCATACGGCAAAGGTTCCTGACCGCACTTTGTCAGAATATCGTTGATGCTCCAGACTGCAGAACCAACGATTTTTTCAACATTGGCCGCATTGGCAAACATATCAAAATGCTGGATAGTAGATGTATCCACGAGCACCCGCCACCCCTGCGACCATCCGGTCATGCCAAACAATTTTCGGTTACACTCTTCACCGATTTGGGCGGCAAGCGGGTCAATGGAAGTTGTAAGCCACAAGCTGATTGCATCCGATATGCCAGCCACATCACCGAGAAGCAGCACAGGCGGGATCCCGAATCCTCTGGCAGTAAACGTGAAAATATCATCAATCAGCGCCCGGATATCCCGGGTATCTTTTGCTGGCGAGCTTCCGCCAAATGCCTGAAAATCATAGCCTTCAAACTCTGGCAAAATACCGGAATCACTGCGCAAAAACGGTTTATACTTTGATTCAAGCATTTCTGAAAATGTTTTCTCAAAATTTTCCCGTCCGTCAGCCGTCTGTCCAATGTGAACCTTCATGTGCTGACCATTGTTCCACACATTGCTTTTCATAGCGGACTGAATCATCTTGTTGTAGCTGTTGTAGATTGCATCCACAACATTCTTGATGTTCCGGTTGTTGAGTGTCAGGTGCAGCACTTCCGATTCCTTTAGCCGACGAGTATATTTTTCATCACCCAACTGCACATTTTCATAAATTTTTTCTTTTGTTGGGTAATTCTCCGGGGGCGTCCAGCTGTCCGCTGCCACCAGCATCATGCGCCGATTTTTCTGAACTGGGACAATCAACGCCTCGTTAAAAGCATAAAGCTTGAAAATTACGTTTTGCCAAAACGCCGTGCTGTTTTCATTGAAGTTCGGCTCAACGTTGAGCATATAATAATAACTGTTCTTTTTTTCTGTCCGATCTTCGAACGTTTTAAATTCACAATTTGCGATAGCTCGCGCAATCAGGTTGACGCAGCAACCAAATGCCAGTTCCCGCAACTGCAATTCTTCCCGGTAATACAGCCAATCTTCGCAGCTGCTTACTTCCGTTTTTCCAGTTGCAGTATTCCATTTTTCATAATTGATTTTCTGCTGGGGAAATCCATCGAACACCCCAAGTTTCCATTCTTCTCGTGTCAATTTTTATCCTCCTACCAGCAAAATGCTCCAATCTTTGGCAGCTGCACCTGACCGGTGCCCAGATCACTTTCCACCGTCATGGCTGCCGCCAGCGCCATGAACGGGTCTGTTTTTCGGCTTTTGCCCTCAATTTTGGCGTAAATGAAGTTTCCGGTATCCACACCCTGACTTCGGCCGCTGCGCACGCGCTTGGTGTTGTTGACCGCCCAGCGCAGATGCGGCACATCGCCCCAAGTAAACAGGTTGCGGTTAAAGCAATCCTGTATCACTGGGTCAACCTGCATAATGTCGCTGGGTCGTACCAGCTTCACCCGGTTTTTATCCTTCGCGTCAAAACCGATGCTTTGCAGCGCTTCCGCCATCATGGTGTATCGGAAGTGGTCAAGCGCCACTTTTTTTACGGTGTATTTCCGTCCGGCTTCCCGGATGAAATCCGTCAAAAGATACGGCGAGATGCTCACATCGTCTACATAGGTGCAGTCTCCGTTTTCGCACCACGTTCGCCACGGGGCTTTTACCCGGGGCAGGGTCTTGCTGTTTGCGCAGATCCATGCGTGATTGATATCATAGCGCTGGTCTCCTTTGCGGAAATGCAAGTCTACCGCCGCCCAGTCGTCCAATTCCGCGTAGTCGATGCCAACAGTGCAGCTCCAGCCAGCCATATTCGGCAGGGGGCGGTTTGCGGCTAAAGTGTTTTCGTATTCGGTCACTTTGTTTTCTCTAATGCGGTACCGGATTCCCATGCGCTTCGTCATAAAGTCGCCGTTTTGCTCCGGGCGTTCCAGCCAATCGCGGTACTCGTCCCGGATTTCCTGCATCAGATGCGGCAGATAGGGCAGGGAAGGGTTTGCCATGCACCAGTTTTCCGGGTCGTGCACCTCGTCCTTGGTGTTCAGGCAGCAGATAAACGGCAAAAAGCCCTCATCCGGTTCGCTTTCAAATAAAATACGCCGACCTCTGGCAAGGTAATCGTCCAAAGGACCATCCGATACATCGCCGTTGGACGTAAAAAAGCCAACGCGAGGCTCTGCAACCTTGCCTTGGCCGGTGATAAACACTTTGATGTTGTCGTAATTTTGGTACTGATGCACCTCGTTGAAGATGACCGCGCCAGAACGCATACCATCGCGCCCCTTGGGGTTATTGGTGCGGCCTTTTACTTCGCCCAAATTCTTGCGCCCCTGCAAAATCTCTTTTGTGTGATAGTAAAACCGCGAAAGCTTGGCTTCCCATTTTGGGTTTTCCAGCGCTTCTACGATATCCTTCACGGGGGTGACAGCCTGCTCCTCATTGTTGGCGCAGATATCTACGTTGTAATGCGGCACCGGGTTATATGGGCTGATGAGCGCCGCTGAGGAAATGGCAATTACACCATCCTTGCCAGCGCCGCGCCCGACCATGGCAAACAACGTCTTGAACCGGGGGCTTCCATCCTTGCGATAGGTGCATAACCAAAGCCCCAGTGCAAAGGTCTGCCACGGAAAAAGGCGGTCATAAGGAAAATACCGGGCGAGGCGGAAGTATTTCCGCATACGCTCGGTATCCACATAAATATCTTCAGTTGCAAAAACGCGCCGGATCAGTGCAACAAGGGCGTGCTGCTCCTTGCAAGCACGCGGAGCATTGTTCTCCACCTGCTCAATGTACTCCAAGATCTCCGGTGGGATGTTACAGCTCATCGTCCTCGCTGGGCTTTGCTGCCATAAACTTAAACGTCTGCACGACCCGCAGCAGCGTTGATACGGTGGAGTTGGCTGCGCTGGCAGTCTGGTTATAGACCTGAATGGAAGGGTTTGCTACTTCAATTTCCGCGCCGCGCGGGGTGGTCTTTACAACGGTAAGGCCGCGCTCGTTCATGTCGTTCTGCGCCTGATCCAGAAGGTTCAGCTGCGTAACATACCGGTCCAGCGTGGAGCGATACAAAAAATTTGTGTCGCAGTTGGCTGCCTTTGCGGCCTGCTCGATCTCCGCCAGCTCCGTCCGGTATTTTTTGCTGGCGGTGGCCGGTGTTTTCATTTTTCCCATCACGATCTCCGTTTCATCCATATTTGTGCAATCTGTATACCATCCTCGCGCGTGTGCGTGCGCGCAAGGCCAGCGGCAAAGTTAGGGGACACCGCGAATAAGGGCTTGATACGCTCAGCCCGTTTTTTCGGGAGGGGGGTGTGCCGGTCAGTCCCAGCGCTCGCGGGTCAGCGGCGCGCCGCTGCATTTCCGCAGCCGTTCCGGGTGGCAGACAGTCTCGTGGCAGTCCTTGCATACGCTGATAAGGTTGCGCTGCCGGTTGCCGTCTGCATCCGTGTACCAGATATCCAGCGCAAGCTTTGGCGCGCGGCGCACATGGTTGACATGGTGCACCAGCTCTGCCCTCCGGTAACGCCCGCGCTCCTTGCACAGCTGACATTCGTGCTTGTCCATGTCCAGCACCTTGTGCGATAACCGCACCCACTGCGAGGAGCAGTAGAACGGATGCACATCACCAGATGCGATCAAAGCGCAGAGCCATTTGTAAAACTTATCGGTCATATATCTGTACTATCAAGTTGCTTACAAAATATAAGCAGCACTCCCAGTATACATTCAGTTTCTCGGACAACGTAAACGGGTGGAGTGCTGCTGCATCCGGAACTTTCGCCGCCAGATGCCCGGCTATCTGCGCAGCCCCCTCACAGGGTACGCAGCTGGTATTCCCGGCAGGGACCGAGCCTGCAGCCTCTGGTTTTGGAGACCAGCGCTCTACCAATTGAGCTACGGGAATATATCATGCCGCGTGCAGGAATCGAACCTGCAACGACCCGGTTATGAGCCGGATGCTCTGCCGGTTGAGCTAACGCAGCGTAAAAGAATGCCCGCCTGCAATGCACGGTGCACATCATGCATAACAGGCGGGTAAAAATATTTTCGGATAAATTGTATCAGCAGCTTTTGCTAATCTGCGCGGATAACAGGCCGCGCCCCTTGCATACAGCCGCGCCCTCCGATCTCTGCCCTCGGCTCACGCTTTGTGCGGCTCGCCTGAAAACCGATACTCCAGACGATGCGCACAAAATTACTTTTGAATGCTATTTGAAAAATTTCCCGGAACACAGGTGCAAGCACGCAGCTTTTTGCAATAGACCAAAACAGTTTGCCGAAAAATTCAAGCATGGTTTGCACTCCTTTCCAAGGTGTCCACAGTGGACACCCGCCGGGTTTGATTTTGTTTTGTGTGCGCCGCTGGATCTTGAAGCGGACGGCGCGGTGATCCATTGAGCACAGGAAGATTCCAAAAGCCTGTGCTATGCTTCCCGCCGGGTCTCGTCATGAGGATGCAGGTCATTCACGTTTCCGTCAATGTCTGCATTATAATTTTACCACATCAAAATGGGACATTCCGGACATTTCGACCTTTTTGTGACATTCCGACCATTTTGTGACACGGCTTTTGCGTAGCTACGCAGAGAAGTGGCACTTTGTGAATTTTGTATCAATCGGCAAAAACCGGTCATTTTGAGCACAAGACAGGCCATTGTGTACCCAAGAACGCCGCCCAGCACGACAGATGCGGGAGTGAATACCATGAGTATCTTCCGCACCGTCCACCCGCTTTTCCATGCCCACCGCACGGAAAACATACACACCGGAATGCTCAGGCAGGCCATCAGTACAGTGGCTGCAAGCCAATAAAGCAAAAGCATAAAATTATTTTAGCTCCTCCACATAGCACCAGCTCTGGGGCGCACGCTGCACCTCGAAAGGCTGCATACCGAACCGAGTTCTTTGCAAACCTGTAAATTCTTCCATCCTGCGCGGATTATCATAAATCTTCAGGTCGGAAATGTGCCATCCGTATCCGGGATGAATGCCGAGATATTTGGAAATCGCTGCATCAGTCAAACAGGTGGTAAGTTTCTTTAGCTTAGCATTGCATTCTTCATCGTTGTTTTCTGGCATCGTGTAAACTAGTAAATCCAAACTTGGTGCTGTAAAATTGAATCCCACACTATCCATATCGATTTTATAAATTTCATCGCATATAAATTCGCCAATGACCGTACCATCCAACCGTTGCCAGCCTTTGCCGGGGACCATTCGCAGCCAGCCCATCTTTGACCGTTCTTTTGTGCAGTAGATGTAACACTTAAACGGAGGTTCCATGGTCTTGGGTTTCGTTTTGCGCACTTCTACAGTCTTTTCTTTCAGTACAATTTTGCTGCACCATACCGGTTTGATGCTCAACAATACAGCCTTATCCATTTTTATCCTCCCGTTCTGCTCGCCGGAATGCTCAGGCAAGCTATCAGTACAGTGGCTGCCAGCCAGTAAACCATAATCAAAAATTAACCTCCTAATACGCAATCCGTTTAACAGTCACAGTTTTTTATTTTACTTCCCATCCGATAAGATCGCAGATGCAAAATCTTTTCTTTTCACACCAGTGAACGACAAACCGTTCTGGAAGGGACGATTTTGGAATAGCAGTAGTCGATTGAGCGTCGCAAGGCTCGTCTATCATATCTCTAATTGCCCAAGCAACAGCCCTTGTAATGCTCGTCTTTTCCTTGATTTCCGCTCCACAGCAGCGGCACTTGAAAACGCCGGTCATTGTTTCATCCATTTGCGTGCCTCCTGTAGTAGTTCATATCGACGGTCTGCCCGCAACAACGGCAGTGCGCAACAGGTTTGTTATCATTGACGTACTGGTTAAGCGCGTTGCATTCCGGGCAGTTCCACGACCCGGAAGGAGCATTGTCTGTGTATGGCCATCGAATGCGGTTTTTCAAAAACATTGTTTCAATGTCTTTTCTGTTTTGCGAATAATACAAAACGTCTGTTGGTTCAACTTCGAATCTGACACATATTTTCCTGAATTTTTCATCCCATATCTCGATGCACAGTTCAGTCAGAATGCCCAGAAGGAAAATCATAATTCCGAAACCGCCAACATAGCAGAGCGTTGCACCGATTACAAGAAAGACTTGGTTCATGTTGCATTTCCTCCAACATAAAACAAAATTGTTAAAATAACAAAAAGCACGGCAGCCACAATGGAAAACAGCACAACAGGGTGGTCTAAAAGCAACCATGCAAGGTATACAAGCAGCCCAACAAGGGCTGCAATTGTGGAAACAACCGTCACTGCAACCAGAAGCAGTAGAAACGCTCCCAACATTGCAGCTCCAATAGTCATACAGAATCCCCCATTCTCGCGCCACAGTAAGGACAGTACTCAAAATATTCGCTTCCGTCCCAATCTGTGGAAATAACGCCTTAGCAGTTGCTGCACTTGAATTCAATATCGCTTTCCGGGTCAACCGGCTCCAAACGCGCCACAGGCCGCAGGGATTCCGGGTTGATTACGGGCGCGGCCGAAAGATGTCTTTCAATAAAATCAACTGTTTCAACGCGTATCTTTTCGGTTTTTAGCTCGTTCTGAAGACAAGATTTTATTTCTCTCAACTGCATCATGAAAGCATTTGCGTCAATCAATCTTCTTTCTCCCATGGTCTGTTGTGTCCCTCCATCGGAATGTACCTGTTTACGCACTGGACATTGTTGCAAAATCGTTCAGTACCGATAACCCGCAACGGTTTCCCGCAAATTGGGCAAAACTTCGGCGTTCCGGGTGTCTGGTACGGGCTTTCTTCTCTCTGTCCGTAAGTGGTCAGCGTTAATATACACGCAAGAGAGTTTGGCTCAGCTGTAGAAGGGCACCGAAAACGCACCCTGCAAGAAACGCAATCCACAAAATCACCCCACATTCTTTTGGATCCATCGGTAAACCCTCCGGCGTATAGATTCCGCATCCACGTCAAAGCCCTGCTCGGTAAGCTCCACGGCAACGTCCTGCGGCTTTTTGCCCTCTACGCAAATTGCCGAGAGCATTGCCCGAAGCTCCGGGTCATCGCAGTCCTCCACCATGTGCACGCCGATGTTGTACAGCTTGTTCTGCATACGGTTAATGTCTTTCAGTCGCCGGATCTCCGCAGCACGTTGGTTGTAGGAGGAATCTGCGGTCCCGGTCACTGTTACATGACCGAGAACGCAGCTGTTGCCCACGCCGTGAGAAGCTTTTACCACATCCGAGGCAGCCTGCGGACCATCTGCCTGTAAAATCTCCAGCCGCTCAATGCGCTGCCGACGTTTGGCAATGTCATAGGGTATTGCATATAGACGGCGAAATTCGTGTGGCTTCATCCGGCAACCTCCCAAAATTTATTTCAGTTCAAAATAATTCGTCAGAATATCCGTAATGCCGGAGTAGAAACTTATCCAGCCGCAGGTAAAAAAGCTGTTGTCCTGCAAAATGATGGCGTAGTCATCACAGGTCTGGCCGGCGTCCTCTCTGGTGGTGTCTATCCGTTTCCACAGCGTTGCCCCGCCGGGCAGAGGCTGCTTGTAGTACGCAAGCCGGAAACGCACATCTTCCCATTCCAGTTCCCATGCTGCATTTGCGCCCAGCGTTTTTTCTGCCAGCTTGTGCAGCGTGTTATTTCCACGAATGCAGGTATTCGAGATTGCAGGACACTCTTCTTCTGCATTTCCCGTTTTTTCGGGTACGGCTGCAGCATTCCCCGGTTCCATCCCACGGTTTTGCTCCACCTGCGCTGTCTGGATATCCGCAGTTTTGTTTTCCACAGCAATGGCAGCATCCAAAGACGACTTTTCCCGATTCTGACTGTAAATCCCGTTTTCCAGACACGCCTTCACAAATCTTTCCCATGTAAATGCAAACTCTCCATTTTTGCTGCCCCAGAATCGTATTTTTCTGTTGTTAAAATCAACACATCCCTCTTTCAAGCTTCGTCCACAAAGGCCGCCTTTTGCATCTATAAGGGCTTTTGCTGTAAATTCTTGAACTGATTTGACCCAATCAAATGCGCAAACCTCTTTTGCGCATTCAAGAACCCATGCCGGGCACTCAGTTTTCGGTACCGTTTCCGCAGGCTCTTCTTTCTGCTCCGGTTCTTCCGGTGCAGCGCCCATAAAACGCGCATAATCCTGTGCGCTGCGGTATGCTTCCATCAAGCCGATTTCTCCGGCCTTCAAGCGCTCTTTGATGATCTCGTTTTCGCAGGATGCAATCACGTTCAGCCGAGCAGCAGCGCCGGTGGACAAGCCCAAAATGCGGCAAACCTCGTCACGCACCTTACCTTCCAGCTGTCCGGCTGCTTTTTTCTTGGTCAGCGCATCCTTCAGCGCCTCGTACTGCGCCAGACGCTCGCCATCGGTCAGGTCACGAGCGGTGGCGTTCGCCGTGATGAGCGCAATGCGGTCATCCAGTTTTCCGCGGCTTTCCCGGATCAGGCAGGGGAGAGCGTCAAACCGGGATTCTCCGCACGCCGACAAGATGCCGCACGCTGCCCAACGCCGGTGTCCGCTGATCAGCATATAACGATCCGGCTCGCCCTCTACCGGGATGACTTCCAGCGGCTGCCGGAGACCGTGCTGCAGGATATCGTCCTTCAGGCCATCCATGTTGCCGATGGTATAGATCTCGTCATTGTCCGGGTTCGGGATGATGTTCCGGCTCGGAATCATCACCACCTGCATCTGCTGCCCCGCCGGGGTGGCCGTCTGGCTCTGGGCGTTCATCAGGCTGTTTAATAATCCAGTGCTCATGTTATTCGCCCTCCACGCATTTTTTAACCAGATGCGCCAGCGCCTTATACTGGGCGCTGGTCTTGATATTCCGACAGACCTTGTGCACCGGCAAGTGCAGCGCCTTGGCTTCCTTGACCTTCACGCTGTAATCGATGCGCAGGATGCTGTTATCCGGGTTGCGGAAGGCGGGCAAGTCCATGTTGGCAATCTTGTTGATGGTGTCCACACTGTACCTGCCACGGGTGTACTTGGTTGCCAGCACGCCCATCACTTCCAGCTGCGGGTTGTAGGCATCCCGGATGGCGTCCACCTGCTCGCGGATCTCGCTCATGCCGTCCATCGCCCACTCGTCGCAGTCCACCGGGATGATCACCCAGTCGGCGGCAGCCAGCGCATTGACGGTAGCCATGTCGATGTCAGGCGGGCAGTCGATAATGCAGTAATCGTAGTCGTTGTGGATGGTGTCCAGCGCCTTGCGCAGCCTGTCCCACTGCGGCCGCAGCACATCCAGCATCACGTTTTTGTTGGCAAGCAGCATCTCCATGTTGCTGGGTGCCAGATCGACGTGCTCAAAGTCCGTCTGCATGATCACATCCTGCATTTTGGCGTTCAGGGTGAGCACATCGCCCATGGTCTTGCGGCCATAAGCAAAGCGGTTGAAAAACTTGGTGGTGTTGCCCTGCTTGTCCAGATCCATCACCAGCACCCGCCGGGACCAGATCTCCGCCAGCAGGCAGGCGAGGTTGCAGGCGGTGACGGATTTGCCCACGCCGCCCTTCAGGTTGATGATCGCGATTTTTGCCATTGTTCTCATGACGATATCCCCATTCTCAGATTCTTGCGGCTTTTGCGGCCTGCCGCTGGATGCTGTCCCAGCTTTTTGCAAACCACGCAAGCCATGTTGTGCATTTCTTGTGATAATTCGGCGAGCACGCCTTACAGGGGCAGCTGCGGCAAGGGTTGCTCTTTGGGAGAGGGTAGAGCTCCTCGTTCCAGATCTCCTGCATCAGCGCCTACCTTCTCCGCCAGCTGCGATGCTGTTGCCCTTTGCCTGATAGTAATGCTCCATGGTGGTGGGAGCGTTCAGCAGCACCGCCCGTATGTAGCCCCGGATATTGTGGACAGGCTTTGTGCTGTTGAGCAGGGCATCCAGAACGTACTCGATGTGCTGGCTGGTAAGCTTGTCCAGCCGTTTGCGGATGGACTGCGTGGTCTGCGGATACTGCCCGATAATCTGGATCGCGCCGGGGCAGCAGTACATATCCGCAATGTTGTCCAGCAGTTCCTCCAATTTCTCAGGCTCGTACCGGCGCTCCAGAGTGTCCAGTTCCAGCTGCTCCCGGAAGCGTTCCAATACATCCTCTCGTGCAGTATCCAATCCATCCATCGTATCCGTTCCGCGCTCCTCGCGCGGATAGATAGGTTTCCCTATAGGTTTCCCTATATATTTCCTGTCTACACTTTTTGTAGGGGTCTGGATACACTTTTTGTAGGGGTTCGGATACACTTTTTGTAGGGGTACATTTTTTGTAGTGGTACAATTTTTGTAGGGGTCTGCGCCATCCTCCGGCACCGTTTCCGGCACCGGGTTTCGGACTGCAACGTACTGGTTCACGAGGATGCCGCCCACCATGATTTTGAGCTCCTTCAGCAGTCCCTTTGCCACAAGCTCCTTGACGATGTTCCGGGCACCGTTTTCGCTCAGGCCTGTCCAGTCGGCAAGGTATCCATACCCGCCCTTATAGACGCTCTCGCCGTCCTGAGAGAAGCCGTAGATGATGGCATACACCGTCAGCTCGTTGCCCTTCAATCCAAGCTCGGTGCGCATCCAGCGCTGCAGGACAACATAACTGTCCTGTTTCGGCTTTGTTTTACTTTTCACGCCTTACCCCCCCCCTAAAACGGCAGATCGTCATCATCGTTTATCACGGCAAAGTCATCTGCGCTGCCCTGTGCAAAGCCGGTCTGTGCCTTAGCTTGTTCCACATGGCTTGCAGTCTGCTGCTCGTAGGAGGGCGCGCTCTGACCGTCCTGACGCTTTGCACCGGCAAAGCTGATATTGTTTGCCACAACCTCCACCGCGGTGCGCTTGCTGCCCTGCTTGTCCTGATACTGCCGGGTCTGCAAGCTGCCCTCAATGGCGATCAGACTGCCCTTCTGGAAGTATTTGGACACAAATTCAGCCTGCTGCCGCCATGCCACGATATCAATGAAATCTGCCTGCCGTTCCTGACCTTGCTGCACATAGCTGCGGTCGCACGCAATGCGGAAGCGGCAGACGTTCACGCCCGCCGGGGTGGTGCGCAGCTCTGGATCAGCGACAAGTCTGCCCATGATCGCTACAACGTTGAGCATTTCAAATAATCCTTTCCGACCACCGCCATCCACTGGCGGTGACCATACACATCCTCAAAACTGTGCTGTGCCTGCTTTTTCAGATACAGGCGCAGCTTGTGGTCAAAGTGGGCGCTGTAGCCCGGCTCATTGTGGTGCCGGTGGCAGAGATAGACTTTCAGGCCGTACTGTTCCGCCACCGGGCGCAGCGGACCGTTGAGCACATGGTGCTCCTCTAAGTCCTTAACAGTTTCAACGCCGTACTTCATCCGGCAGACGTAACACTCCCGCCGGGTCTGCATGATGGATTCAGACAAGGAAATCACGCCCTTCCAAGATCCGCTTGTAGGTCTCCGCGTAGGGGTAGATCTTCACGCGCTCAAACGTCGCGTTTTCATCATCCGCAGCAAGTCTGACTACCTCTTCGCCGTTTTCAATGCATTGCCTGATGGCCTTCATGTACTCCACAAGACCGCGTGCAGCGTTCGCGCGGACGCTCTGCGCCATCAGCGGCTTTTTAAACCGTTTCTGTGTCATGCTTCCACCTCCATGTATTCAAACACCATCGTCATGGGCTTATTACAAAACGGGCAGCAAGGAGAAGTTTCAAAATTTTCTTCCGTCAAAAGACACAGGCGTTCTACAATAGCATTACATTCTCGACATGACCATTTCCTTTCAAGAAGACCACGTTTTTTTATACCAGTGCCTGATATGCCGCCCTGCGCAAAAATCGGTCGTTCTTTGCTATATATCTTTTCCTCAAAAACATCATATAACTTTTGAAATCCGTTCTTTGCTTTTTCGCACCACATGGCGTGCCCTGATTTTGCTTCATCCAAAGTGCCATATCCTCGAACAATAATCCAGTTTCCACGGCGAAAATCTGGATGGCAAATGCCTGTTTCAAAATTCCAACTTCGATCGTAAACTTTGCAAGTATCAATATGATAATTGTTTACCGTGTTTTCGTACACAGCGCGTTCGGCTCTTGACTGTCTTATTTTTTCATAATATTCAAACTCATGTCCCAAATCCGTCATCTTTTCGGCACCTCCTGCCACTCTTGCCAGTAGGCGGTAACATTGGGGTCATTGACGCCCATTTCCGCCAGCCGGTCAAATATGCCGTCGATCAGTTGCCCCATCTGCTCCGTGGTAAAGGTGCTGGAGCCCTGACTGCACTTGACTGTGCAGCGGTTGCCATTCAGCAGCTCCACAACGTGCACCAGCCGGTAAGACTTGCGCAAGATGGGCACCGCGCCCACCGGCACTTCCAAGTAGTCGAACGCCGCACCGTACTGCTCCAGCATTTCGGTGTAGCAGTCCTCCGGGGTGATGCCGCCGGTGCGCCCGCCGTTGTAGTGGTCTGCCATGATGGTAAGCAGCGCCCACATCATGCGGTTCTGGGGCAGCGTACGGCTTTTGCGTTCGAGGTCTACCGACAAAATCAGATGCAGCGGCTTGCCGTGCGCCAGCTCATCCAGCTTCTGCCGGATCTGTGTTTCCACAAATTCCGCAGAGTTTTCCACGACCACCCGCCGGGCAACCGGGTCATATACCACCGGAAGCTTACCGATCACGCCTCTGGCCATAAGATCTTCTTACCCTCGCCGGTGATGAACTGCACCATGGTGATGCTGCCCGCGTCATCGTAGGCGAAGCGGTCCACCTTCAGGCTGGTCTGCAACCGATAAGCGCCCTTGTCATCCTTGACGATGGGCACCTGCGTGCTCTTGAGTACAATGTCTTCCAGCTCCATCACGTCCCTGCCGACACCCCAAAAGGAAGCGGCAGAAACAAAGCTGGTGACCTCCCGCATCAGAGCCGGGTCACGGCAGGGGAGGGAAAGCCCGCCCGCGTCCTTGTACACGAACTCCCGCTCCTGCGGGCTGTATACGCCCACCTGACACCACAGCCGCCCATCGGCAAAATAGCGCCGCATGGTCCAGCCCGCAGCGCCAAATGTTTTGTCCATCATATCGCGCACGGAATTGGCACCGGGAAGCAGTTTCAGCTTGACTGCATCCTCGCCGATGGCCTTAATCAGCACCGAGACCGCCTGCGGGGCTGTCTGCGGGGCTTTTGGCACTTCAACAGGGAATTTAACGTCTGGGGCACAAACAGCCGCAGAAGCGCTCTTCTGCGGCCTGCCGCGCCCGGAAGCTTTTGGCGTTGCCAACCTTACCACCTCCACCAATAGGGGCTGGAGGTGGCGATCTGCGCCGCCTCGCCCAGTGAATACTTGTCGATCATAACGCGCATCTCCGCAACCACCTGCTGGATGGTATCCGGCGGCAGCTCTGCCATGCGCATAGCGGCGATGGCGTAGCCGGTTGCGGTCTCCTCGTAGGTGGGGGATTTAGGCATCGGGTTCATCAGCGTTTGCAACCGCATCCAGATCCTCCTCCGCTTCCAGCGCTGCGTCATTGTACGGGCAGCCGCGCACCTGGCTTTCCAGAATACTGCGGCAGAAGGTGCAAGCGTCCCGGGAGTCCTGCACGTTGAGCGGCTCTGCAAAGTCCCGCAGCACCTTTATCATGGCTTCACCGGCCCGCTTGGCCCGCGCGCTGTACTGGCGGCGGAAATGCCCGCCTTTACGTTCGTGGATCATAATACATACCTCCATAAAATACAATGTGTTTTTCGGCAAATAAGCAAAAATGAATTTCTTCGCATTGCAGTTGCTTTTCTTTGCCTTTGCGTAGCATTTCCTGGCGCTACCAAGCAGTGCCATTGCCATGCGCGGCTCCGCATCGGTTTGAGTTGCTTTGCCTTTGCAGATCTCGTCAAATCAGCGCATCGCCTTTGCCGCTCAAGTCACTTCATCTCCAAGCATTGCCTTAGCATTTCTGAGCCAATCGTCACTATGCCGTTGCCGTTTCACGCCGAGTGCAGCACAGCCCCACCCCGCCAAAGCGGTTAATTGATGATTTCATAGGAGAAACGGCCTTTGCCGGAATTGCGCCACTGGCCGATTCCGCGCAGAACGCCATAATCAAGCCATTCAAGGACTGCCTTCTCGTGGGAATCATCCATGCATAGCACTTCAAACTCACAAGTAGAACCTGCAGGAATCTGCTCAGAATTGGCAAGACTTACGCGCTCACCCTGCGCGGTCTGGGCGCGGAGTGGACGCTGGCACTCAGTCATCTCACCGCTGGCATGGATGGGAATCATCCGGGGCGAAACAAAAATCAGACCATCAATGACCTTCTTGTAGGCGGTGATCTTGCCGGATTCGTTCACGGCCTTTTTCTTTCCAGTCTCTGTCTTGCCGCCAATACGGCTTAGCATCCCGCAGGAATCCTTGAAAAAACCCTTGATCTGGTAGTCATACAGAACAGGTTCCCCATCATCATTTCTGGGGAATACCGTCATACCCTTATCGGATACAAAGTCCGCTCCCAGAGCTGCCACCTCATCTTCGATAGTAGCAGCATCGGGGGACTTGCTGGCAATGAACTCTCGGGCAACGTTCTGGTTGTTAGGCCATGTGCCAAGCACAGGCTCAATAAACGTCAACTTTACTTTAATTCTTTTCATGACAATCACCCTAAAACCCTTTCACATACGATTTGTTTGTGTGCGCATTGCGCTGGCAGCGGCTTTTGTTTATCCACCTGCCGCCATTGGTGTAGAGGGGTCAGTGCTCTTCCAGCCCCTCCAGCTCAGACATCACGCCGAGGATGCTCTGGATCTGTGCGGCAGCCTTGCGGCCATCCAGCACCATGTACTCTGCGTTGTCGCGCTGGTACTCCTCGCTTGCATCCAGATAGTGCTCAAAAGCGTTCATGCTGTCGGTGCAGATGCTCACGGCAGCCAGCATCAGATACCGGCTTGCGGTGGCGATCTCGCGGGTCGGTGTGCCGCGATCCACGCTGTCCTTCACCATCTGGTCTGCCTTTTCCGGGTTGATCAGCCTGCCCGCCGGGTGAGTCATGATAATGCAGGCTCCTTGTAGTATCTGGCCGCAGGGCCGCTATAACAAGTAGTATAAAAAAGGACGGGGTGCCATTCTTTATTGAGATATACCTGAACGTTTTCCTTTACCTGCATCAAACCGCTCTCGCTAAACTCGCCAGATGGTTCGCAGCCATTAAAGCGAAACCAGTGCATTTCATGCAAAGAAACAGCATAGTCTACGCCAACAGGGGCTGAAAACCTTTCTTCCGCGCAAGGCTTCTCAGGCTCACAAAAGCTCTTGGTTTCCATAACGTTTCCTCCTCAGTGAGTTTTATATTCCTGATCCAGCAGGGTATCCAGCCGGATGGTGTTGCCACGGCCGGAGCCTTCCTGCCCGGCCATGTTAGACCAGCCTTCCGGGTAGCGCTTGCGCACATACCGCGCCGGGATGCCCATACATACGCTGACCTGCTCCAAAGTCAGCCGGATGCAGCCATATCGGCCAAAAATAGCTTTGTAGCTGTCGTGCCACGCTTCGGGTCTATTAGATTTCGCCACGTTCCTTCAACTCCTTCTGTCTGCGCTGCCACTCCTTGAATTTTCCGTAGCTCATGCCCTTGGCTGCGGCAGCAGCATTATCATCCACGATCAGGTCGTGGTTGGTTTTTGGCTTTTCTTTGGGTTTTACAATGCCGGGCTGCGTGCCGGTGTCCACACTGGACTTCCCATATCTGCGCTTTTTACAGGCATCGCAAAACATTTTGCCGGGATCCACGCCGTACATCATCGTGCCGCACTCTTTGCAGGGCTTGTCCACCTTGCGGTGCCTGCCAAGAGAAAGCTTTTCCTTCGGTGCAGCCTTTGGCGGCGGTGCCGGATTTTTGATTTTCGGCTTTGCCTTCTGCAACCGCCGGCCACGTTCCCGCGCAGCTTCCAGATGTACCTTCTCGCCGCAGGGAATGCAGTACTTCCGGTTTGCTGAAGTCCCCGCCGGGAGTGCCTTGCCGCATACAGTGCAATACCGAACTACCGGCGGCATTGCGCTTTCGCCGACTTTGAGCTTCAGCTGATAAGTACGGTTTGTCTCCTTTTTTCGGAGCTTGCGGCAAGCATCGCAGTATAGTCTGCGGCTGCCGGTGCCTTCCGGCAATGCCGCACCGCAATCTTCGCAGCGGTGAATAATATCACTCATGGTTCCGTGCCCTCTCATAGATCCGCTTCCGCGCCGCACGCCGCCGGGCGTTCTCGGCACGCATATACTCGTCCCAGCAGCACAGCAGGTAAGGGGCAAGCACCAGCGCCGGCGCGATGATCATCACCATCAGCCACATCTCTGTGCATGCTGCGTGGTAGGGGTTGCGTCCCAGGGCGACCATCAGATCAGCCAAAATAAACGCACATTTCATGCCATCAAACCTCCTATGCGCCATGCCAGCGCCATAATTAAGCCAAAATACGCCAGCCAGAACCCCAGCATTTTGCGGGGCGGCTTTGTGGCGCAGATACACAAAAACGCCGTCAGGCAGCAGCCTGCAATAAAGCACATCAGACAAGCCAACATCCGCGTCACCTCATTTTCAGCGCAATCTCAATGTCTGCACGGGGGTTATCGTTATAGTACAAGCCGTTGATGTACTTGCGCACAACGCTTTCGCTCCAGCCACACGCCGCCGCAAGATCGCGGCTGGTCATGTTGTTTACTTTCATGCGTTTTCTCACTTCGCCCATCCATTCAGGCGTAACGGTCGTCCGTTTCATTCTTTCACCTCGCTTGCGCACAATTGTTCATGTTTTCCCGCAAAAAACATTGCCAAGCCATGCAAGATGGTGTAAAATGAATTTGCGGAACACATTTTACTCTTGGCAACATTTTTGGGTTTAGGGCAGAAAGCAGATCGGAAGGTACGCGCGACCCTCTGCTTCTTGCACCCGGTGCCCGCGCATAGGCACCTGATCAACAGGACGGTATAAGAAAATTCCCCGCTTAGCTGTGAAGGCTCACTGCTGCGTGGCAGCCCTGTGAAGTACCGGCAGCGATCGGAGAGTATGGGAGCTTCTGGTCAACCGCTCGGTATGGTTGTATTATAACTCAAATAAACTCAAATCGCAATAAGTTTAGTTGAGTTTGTTTGAGTTTGTATGTTTGCACAAAAAAGGAGGTGAGATTTTGTTCTTTGATAATTTTGATAGATACTGCAAGAAATTCGGAAAAACCAATTCTGAAGTAACCAAAGCGATTGGTCTCGACCCATCGTCCTGCACAGGATGGAGAAACGGTTCTGTACCAAGAAACAGCACCTTAAAAAAGCTTGCAGATTACTTTGGCATTACCGTTGATGAGCTTATGGGCACAAAAAAAGAGCCCGCCGGGATGGGCGGGCTCAAATGGGAATGGGCTGATGTGGAAGCAGCCTATAAAAATGCAACGCCGGAAGCGCGCGCAGCCGCAAAAGCCGCCGCACTGGCCGTGCTGGAAAACGGAAAAGCAAAGGAAGAGTGACCACAATGGATTTTGAGCAGCTGGTGCTATCCACCGAGGATCTGAACGCGCTGCGCGTGATAGCACAAGGACCGGTGGATTGTACCTCCGAATGGACAGAAAGAGTAAAAACGCTGTGTGAGAAAAAGCTTGTCGAGCAAAAAGTTTCGCCGGCCAAAATGCAAATACGCGGCTATGTGTATCAAATCACTAAAGACGGCGAACTTTATCTACGCTATATCAATCGCCGAGAAAATGAAAAGAACTTTGAAAACAATATGTCAACGCTTTCGCTGAAGGAAACGCGGTTTGCCAACAAACTGTCAGTTCTTGCCCTGATCATCTCGGCTATCGCTCTGCTCGTCTCCATCTTCCGGTAACGGCATGACAACGCAGGTAAAGACCCGATGGCAAAAAGACATTTCCAACAGGCAATGCAAAGCATCAGGCAGATACATGGCAGTCTGGTATGGGATTTTCCGTTCTGCCATGATTTGCATGATTTCTTTTGCAAAGTCAAACGTTTCTTGAGGAATCGGTTTATCTTTATCCAGCGCTAAGCTGTGGTTGTAGAATCCCCCAGTAAGCGAGCAGGTAGGAAGTATGGGGAATTCTTCCGAGAAGTTGCTTGTGTCTTTCTCGCAAATATCTTTCTTGCGGGTAGTTCCAAACATATAAGGTCTCCTTTCTAGTGTAAAAAACTGTTTCAGGACGCCTGTGCAGCATCTTCGGTTTCGGAATGCTCCAGCAAAACGCCCATTACAATGCCCCAAAGCGCGGGGTGCTCTTTCAGGTAGGCAAGAAATTCAGCGTCAGGCATAAGAAACACTCCTTTTTGTTGTATTCGGTAATTTTATGTTACAACTGTTATCCTTAAAAATCAAGAGAAAAGAGGAATTTCGAATGAAAATTGCGGAAAAATGCAAAGTTGTTGTGGCGGGCGCAATTGTGGCGTCTATTTTGGTCTCTTGCTCTGCATCCGATTCTACTCCCGGCAGTAGGCCAAACAGCGGGTCAAGCGAAAACACGAACCCGCCAGCGTCCTCGTCCTCATCGTCGGAAAGTACAGATGCGTCCGGGGGTAAAATTGACCTTTCCATTTATCCAGTGTCTGACCCTTCCACATGGTCGTATTTTAAGCACTATAAATATGATGCCAAAGTGCAGGAAAACGGAATGGTAACAATCACCGGCGCTATTTACGAAAAAGTTATACCGGCACTTCACCCGGATAATATCATCTATCTGGACGGATACCCGATTGATGAGCATTTTGGTGCTGAATACGCATGGGATGGTAAAAACTTGCGGTGTGTCGTACAGCCGACAAAACAAAATCAGAAATTATATAAGGATAGTGAGCTTACAGAAAAGCCCGGTTACAAATATGTATGCCACCGGACATTGTTTGATCGGGTTAAAAGCATCACCGCTGTAAGCTACAAGATGGAGTTGGAACTCGGCTACGAATGGACCGGATGGGTGCCAGATGAAAAACTAGACAGCATTGTTTCTGATTTAAAAAAAGAGTATGAGCGAAGCTACGATAGGCAGGTTATCGTGCTGGAAAAAGTTCCGCTAAACAAAGAAGGAAAGCTTAATTATCAAACATTTTTGTTTAATGGGAAGTTTTACAGATGAAAAACAATAATCAACAAAAATCTCCGGGTTGTCTGTACATTCTGTTTTGTGTTTTTGTCTGGATGCCCTTTCTGGTAGCTCTAATATTTTTTGCGTTTGCACTTTTGATTACGATTTGCAGTAAAATACACCCAGCAGTTTTAGTTTTAATTCTTATTGCCATTGTGGCGGCTGCCGGATACGTTCTTTACAAAAAGCATGAAAAGAAAAAGCAGGCAGAAGAGAATCACATGGAAACCGTTTTGCAGCGCACGGTGGACTACCCTGATCCTATAAAAAGAGAACCGCGCCAAGCGCCGCAGCCGCCAGATGGCTTGTATGAGCAGGATCATCTGGCTAAACTTGCCGCCGATCAGGACGACCGTGAAACCACAAACGCACATTATCAATTTATAAAGCCTGCACCAAAGCCTAAAGAACCCCTTCCAAACGAAGGTGTAAGAATAGCACTCAGGACGCTGGAAGAAGCCAAGCAGAAAAGAGACGCCGAAAACGCACATTATGGAACTGTCTTTCTCGACATTGAAACAACAAGCTACAATGACAATAGTGCAAAATACGATAACGATATTTTACAGGTTTCCATAATTGACGAAAACGAAGATGTGTTAATAGACCAATATTGTAAACCAAGAAAAAAAGAAAGCTGGGAAAATGCATCAAAAATAAATTCAATTTATTTTTCTGCAGTCAGTGATTGTCCTCGTTTTTTAGATGTAAAACCGTATGTTCAGGACATTTTTGAACGAGCAGATAAAATTGTTGTGTTTGACTATTACTTTGTAAAAGATTATTTAGAAAAGTATAAATTTGATTTGCATAAGTTTCGCTTGACAACTCCTGTTTATGAATTGCGTCAATATAATGTTGCACATGGAATTGAAAACCCAAAGTGGATGACACTGGAAAATGCGGCAGATCAATTTGATTTGATTTATGATCGAAACAATTCATTAGAAGATGCAAGGGCGATTTTAAAAATTTACAATTTTATTGAAGAACAAAATAACGCGGTAAAAAAAGAAAGATCAGAAAATAAAATAGATAATTCGGTAAAGCAAAAGTATAAGCAAAATGTTAATGCAGATAAAAACGGATATTTTTATGGCAAGAAGATTGCATTTATCGATGATGTTTCAATTCCAAAGGAAAAAGCGTTTGAAGAAGTTTCTAATAGAGGGGCTATTATTCGTTTGACTGTAAGCCCCACTTTGGATATTTTGGTTTGCGGTTCCAGGTCTGTAATGATGAGCTACAAATATGGCGAGAAGTCAAATGAACAGAAAAAAGCCGAACAATTAAACGAAAATGGCGCGCATATTGAAATTATGTCAGCGCAAAAGTTTATCGAACTTTTAAATCAGCCCGCCGGGGGCAATTAACAAAAAGGTGTCCACTGTGGACACCTTGAACGCCCGACAAATTAACTTTGAAGTTAACGCTCCTGATCACACGGACAAGGGGAGACTGCCGGCACTGCAACGATGCGCCCGTTGATATTGCGATACCGCGCCCCGGGGTCGTGGCCAGCGTCGTGATCCTTAACGGCAGCTTTTAGGATCTGGAAGGCTGCATCATAGGCAGACCCATCAGACCCGGCTTTCGAGAGATGATAGACAAGCTTGCGCACGTCGTTTTGTGCGTAGGCGTAGAGCATAGCTTCCTTGGTTTTTGTGTTGGTCATAACTTAGCCCTCCCACGGCTTGCGGCTTCCATCAGCGCTCTGCGGTTTGGATGCCGGCATACCGTCAATGATTACCATATCTTCCGGGATTTCGTTCAGAACCTTGATGTTATCCATTGTTTTTGCACTCCTTCTGGATTTTTTTGACAATTATGTTATAACACGGAAAAAGGAACAGATTCGGCATCAAATTTTGAAAGTATGTGGTAAACCAAAAAAGACGGAAAATCAGTCGAATTTTGTGAAATTGTCGAAAAAAGGGGGATGTTTGGGAATGGATGATTGGGTATTGCGCGTTGCGGAAACACTGGAAAAAGCAAGGGCAGAGGCCGGAATCAGCCAAGCCACACTTGCAAAGCGAATGGGCGTAAGCCGACAAAGCGTAATTAAGTGGGAGCAGGGCGTCAACGCGATATCCTTCCCCATGATGATGAAATGGTTTGTGGGCTGCGGCGTTTCGCTGGAGCGGTATCTGGATTCATGCATCCACCCGGGTCTGCTGGAACGGCTGGAAGACAGCCCCACCGACAAAGAAAAGCGCCGAATGCTGCATGAAGCCATCGAAGAGTGCAGCGCCTACGAGGTGGACGCGCTCTTGTACATCCGCTATGGCGCGCACGGGTCGGATCACATCGCTGTTTTGTCCGAGATGTTGGCAAACTTACACTGCCCGTTAGATTATCGTGTAAGTCATTGTGTAACAATTATCAACGATTGCAAAATGGCAAAAGCGCGAGGAAGTGACCCGGACCCGAACGGATTTCAGCCGGAAATGGATATTCTATGCCAGGCACGCGATTGCGGAATGGCAGCAGCAGAAAATATGGAAGATGTCTACTCCATAAACAAGGAGGCGATAGAGGATGCCAAGAAAAAGAACGAAACGCGCTGATGGCCGGTACGAGATCAAGCGCAAAATGCCAGACGGAAAGTATAAGCACTTCCTGGGTGCCACGGTTGCCGAAGCAACTGCAAAGTATGAAGAAGCCTACCGGCAGGCAACACTGGAAGAAAGCAAAAATAACGGCGGTGCTACCTTCCGAGAAATGGCGCAAGCATACGAAAATTACATCACAGGTGACGGAACGCCCATAAAGCGCAGCACCATAACGGCGTACAAAAGGTATCTGGCGAACTTTACAAGCTATTTTGGAGATACCCCCATGCAGGATATTGACACGCAGGCGGTATGCAGCTATATGGAGCGGATGAAAACCAATGGTAAGGCCTTGCACACCATCACCAACGCCAAAAGCGTGTTAAGCTGTGTGTTCAAGTTCTGGTGCGCAAACTATCACGGCGCTGGCGATCCTGTGCTGCTGGCATCGCCACCCGCCGGGATGAAGCGAGGCAGCAGGGAAGAGCCAACGCCCGAGCAACAGCGCGTGATACACGCGCACCCGGAAGGCTGCGGGTTTTGGGCGCAGCTTTTCGAGTATACCGGGTTGCGTATCGGAGAGGCCAACGGCCTGCAGTGGAAGGATGTGGACTTTGACGCCGGCGTGATCCATGTGAGCCGCGCCATGCCATGGCACAAAAACCAGCCATACCTCGAAACACCTAAAACGAAAAACGGCTATCGCGACGTGCCGATTTTGACGCCGTTCAAGCCGGCACTGCTCGAGCACCAAAAAAGATGCAAGCCGACAGATTATGTGATGTCAGGCAGCGAAGCCCCGCTTACTCAGTCCGGATATAACAACCGCTGGATCTCGTACTGCCGCAGTATCGGTCTGGCAGAGTGGTATACGCACCCGACAAAGATACCTCAAACCGGAAACACCCCAGAGCACATAACACAGAGGAAGGTTTATAAAGCCACCGTCACCGCCCACCAGTTCCGGCACCTGTATGCGTCAAACCTCTTTTACGCGGGCGTGCCAGATAAGGTAGCGCAAAAGCTGATGGGACACGCGGATATAATGACCACCCGCCGGGTCTACCAGCAGTTCCGCAACGAAGAAGACAAAAAATATATTGCCCGCTTGGACGATTACGTTTCAAACCGTGAAAAATAG